GATTTGTTTGCAACAGCAATCTCATTGGTTACTTTCTCAATGTATTTACTGTTATCATGCATACCTAAGAATACATCAGCTGAAACGCCAAGATGTGACATTGCTTTTGTCAATGCATCAGTCATAGCTTTCTTTGGTGCTTCGTCATCTAATGCACCAGTCTTGCGAAAGAGTTTTTGCACAGAACATACTGGGCCAAAATCTCTACCATGTGAGCCTGCCCACATAGTTACTTCACAAAACACAAGTGTGTCTGTAAATGTATAGTTAGCTTTCCAATTCCAACCTTCGCCAATCGGACCGAATACTTCAGTCATCTTTCCGATTTGCCACATTGGATCGATAGTTGTAATGTCACCAAAACCTTTGTTTACTTTCTTAGTAAACTTAGGATCAGTAACTTTTAGTTGATCCCAATATCTTTTGTTATCTTTGGGATCTGCTAGTGGATTTAGTTTCGTCATTGTTTACTCCTTCTAATGTTGAGTTGGTGGAAACCACTCAATCGTTGGTAATTCTACATCACCTTCTATTTTAGTATTAGTATCTATTGAATCAAAATCAATATAGTCAGGTGGTGTAATATCAGCTTTCAACATACTTACAAAATATGTTTCTGCGTATAATAACTTCGCTATGAAGTCATCATCTCTTTCTATCTGAAATATCTTCTGCATAGAATTACCTACTATGCAACAAAGATAAGCAGAAGCTAAACCAGTAACCATCATGTAATGTTGTACCTGAGGATAATACTTGTTTGTTACATCTTTGATTGTAAACGGACTGACATGCTTAGCCTCAAATACTGCATCATCAGATGTAATACCATCTAGATTTGCTCTAGCAAAAGGTACATCTTTACTCATCATTGTAGGCATCTCTTTTACAGTCAATCCTGTTTGTTTCTCAAACCATTCTCTGTTAAATTTTTCGGTATAAATACCTAGTTGTACAGGGAATACTTCACTCAAATCATCAGGTTTAATAATACCTTTCTTGATCTCATACAGTTTACGCCATTCACCTTCAACTAATTTGTTAGCATCAGTACCACCAATAGTCCAAGAATCTAATACTTGTTTTTCGATCTTGACTTCCGTAGCTCTGAGTTTCTTTTTTGCCATTCGCTTTGCTCCTGTCTATATTTATTTAATAACATATCTCTAACATGATATACTCTCTTGTTATCGTTTACATATTTGCTCATAAATAATTTTTCAAATGCAGTAGCATCTTCATATGTCAAATACTTCTTTGCTAGTTTGATAACAAATTGTTTTCTGTTACTTACAATGTCACTTGGGTTTGTAGATTCCTGATATTGTGGAATCTGTTTTGATGCCTTCATAAGTATATTTTTTAGGCTTTTCATATTGCTCCATTAATTTATTAAGATACCATTGTGCTTTTTCTAAATCTACAACGCCATGCTTATGTTTATGTCTAGTAATATATTTTATAATATTACCCTCTAACCAACCTAATTTCTTAGATAATATATAGTCGGTTGTACCTATGCCATCTGCATAGTACAATGGATCAATATCATTTGTATCTGTATATTCGGTCATAATTACTCCTTCGGTATAAGTTTTATATCACAGTTCAATGCATCTGCCCAGCAACAGAACAAATATCCTGATGGTTTTCGTATACCTACTTCCCATTTAGATACTAGTCCTTTTGCTACTCCTAGTATGTCATCAAGATTAGATTGTGTTAATCCCAGCTGTTCTCTCTTGATTACAAACTGGGATATAACTTTATCTTGAAAGTCCTTACCCAATGCAAATTCCATATTATATTAATACAAAATTTAAGCGGCAAGTAAAGTATGCCATTCTTGAGAATCAAGCATATCTGTTACTTTCATTGATCTTGTACGCAACTTGTTGTGTGGATTACCTCTGCCCTCAGGGTGCGTTGCCCAATGAGTAGCAGTCTGGTAAACAGCATACATATTACTGCCATATCTTCGTTTGTATGATCCCCAATGCTTATCTAGTTCTTTCAATGTATAATCAGATATAGTCTTGACAAGATCTCTATCTACTTTGGCTAGTGTTTGTTCAAACAATAAACCAACATCTACTTGGTTAACTTGTTTCTTAGCCATAGTTTCAAACCAATCTGGATAAGCTTGAAATGTAGATAACGCAGAAGTTATATCTTTAGACTGCAAATGTGCTTTGTTCTGCCAGTTTTTCTTTGACATAGATCTGATAAACCAAGCGGCAGAAAAACAACCATTCAAACAATAAGATATAATTGGTGCAAATATAAACTGCTCTGACCATCTTAGATTGTAAGCAGTCCAACACCATAATCTTAGTTTGATTGTATCTTGGTTGAACTTGATAGTTTCATTGTTGAATGTAACCATTCTGTGAAACTTACCACCATTATCAGTTAATACATCATTTACTTCAATATTGTCTAGATCCAACTGGTCAGTAGATCTAAGACCTTCATTCAACATATCAACAAATTGTCTGTAAGTTCGTAAATTATTAGCCGAAACATTAGACATTGTAGATATATATTCTCTACTTTCGGCATCAAGTATAGCAGTTTTGTCAGGAACTGTGCATACTGTGTTGCCTTCTTCAAAGTAGTGTAAAGTCATCATAGCTGGTTGCACATCACATTGTGCAGAAATTTCTAGTTGACTTTGATTCGGTATATTCATATCGTACTCCTTATCATTGTACCCTTCGGTTCAGGGGGTAGGCTCATCTACCCCTTGCATCTTATCAATCTCAGAATAAATTATATCCCTTGATTGCTCATTGGTTTCCCAATCACTACGAAGTTTCTTAATCATACTATCAACCTTGTATGCCTCAAGCATCATGGTCTTGTCTTTCTCAAGTAACTTCAGTAGTGGTCGTAAACCTTCTTCGATTACTCTAGTATATAGTCTGTTAACACTAGTGAGGTAATCATACTTCTCTTGCATTTCTTCAAGACTGTCTTGAAATGCCATTGCCATCTTTGCCATTTTTTTTTGACTCCTTCTTTCTCTTCATGTCCTCTAAGGTTTGAAGTTCAGTCTTACTCAACAAACCAGTTTCATCACTCATCTTAATTAGAATGTCAATCATTTGACCATGCATATCTTGATTTCTCTGAGCCTGTCTGAACACTATATCAGACAACTCTTGAATACCTTTATGCAAGTCTTGTATTGATTCTGCAATAGCAGTAGACCATTTCATAAACAACTTCTGTTGTTCTTTGTCCATTTTATTTATCATGCTATCTTCCCTTCATTGACTGTTGGATCATATCCTTCGTCTTGTTGATTGTATTTGTTGAACTTAGGATCATCAACATTACCGAATACTGCACCAGTATGTATGTCATAAATGTAACCCTCAGGTGTTACATGAAATACTTTCTTGCTAGTATAATTGTAATTGCGTTGACCATCATTCATCTGTCGTTCCATTCGGTTGACATCATGCATCTTCAACATTGTCTTAGAAAAATCGTAGTCAAGTAGTAGTTTGTAATACCAATTGAAACGATTACCTACATATGCCACAGTCTTTGCTGTGAACACAGTTCTACTGGCTTTACCCAGTACACCCATTGCTTTACTTATCATCATTGCTCCTTTCGATTATTGAATGATATAACTTAGTATAAGCGTCGTCATAATATGTGTTGTAATCCTCAGGACCTATCTCATCTACAAATCCAGCTTCACATTCAACACATGGCTCATCATCAACATAACACTCACCATTACAATGTGAGCATATTTCTTTAGATATCATTGTATACTCCTTCCTAGTATTATAACATTTTATCTAAATCGGTAAACGGATAATTAATCGGTTTACTCTTATATAATTCTCTCTTTAACTTACTTAACCTCTTTCGTCTTTTTATTCTCTCAGCTTTTTCCATTACAATCATGTCTGATATTCTTCTAATTTCGGCATAATATTCATGTACTTCGTGTGGTGGTCTAGCCCAATCTCTTGGTCTAAAACCATAATAATCCTTATAGATATCACTATAAATGCCAGCAATTTCTTGTAGTTCAATCATTTGATCTACAGTCAGTACAGTATGCATCTTTAACTCCTTTCGGTTGACGTTAAGGCGAGGCGAAGCCGAGCCACATTTTTTTGCAAAAATTTGAGATTAGCCAGATTACCGACTAATCTCGAAATATGTATGTTACTAGATAACTGGATCTAGTTTGTGATTGTTTTCATGTAACCACAGTTGAGCCTCAGTAGGCTTTGTCATAGTTTTGAAAGACTTTGTTGGCTTGTTCTTTGAAACATATTTTACATATGCTTTGCCAATTACATCAAAATAAAACTGCTTTTTTGCATCAATCATAACAGTTTTTAAGTCAATCGAATATTGATAGTTAGATATCAATTTATCCTTGCCACTAAGTTGTGACATTAGAACTTCCAATCCTTGCATTGATGCAGTTGCTGGATTGATATGTTCAGAGCCAGTCTGTGCTTGGATTTTCTTTTTCTCAAGTTGTACCTGATCTAGCTTCTTTTCTAAGTTAGCTTTAGCAAACTCAAGTTTTGATATCTCTGATGATAATTCAACATCTAAGTTGTACATATCATCATTGTCAATCATTGGCTTGTATATAATCTTCATACCAGTCAAGATTGATTGTGTCATTTGATCTAGAGTGACTTCTCTTTTTGATTGTTGATCCATAGTTATACTACCTTTCCGAATCATGTTCTCTTGATTCTAGCAATCTATGATTGCATATCTCTCATCACACTTTTTCCAGCATTACACAAATACTTGGCAGTTACTGCGACCACTTGCAATACAATGTACCAGCAGGGTTGGGTTCCCTGCTGTGACAAGAGAAGTCATGGCAAGTTGTCTATTTGTGTTATGCGCAGATAAAAGTGTTTTTGTTTCACTGGCTAGGTTGCAAAGGATTTAAGAATCCTTTGTATTACAGCGTGTCGGAGACACGAGGCGAGGCGAAGCCGAGCCTTTTTTTTGAGTGAGTTGACAACGAGATCTAGCCATGATACGTGTAAGAGGCGTGAAGAATATACCAGCAACAAGTGATCTGACCGACAAGCAAAAGAAGCTTGTTGATACTATCGTAGCCACAGGGTGCAGTATCACAGAAGCATCAAAAATCGCTGGATATTCAACAAAAGAAAGTGGTCGTGTGACTGCGTCACGAACCCTACGAATCCCAAAGGTACAAAAGTACATGATGGATCAAATAGCAAAGACGATTGGTCTGGGTGCAGTCAGTGCATCACACAAGATGATCCATCTGTCACAACATGCACGAAGTGAATATGTGCAACTCGAGGCTAGCAAAGACATACTAGATCGAGTAGGACTGCGTACACCAGACAAGGTACAACACGCTGTGCTAGGTGATATAAAAGTAAACATAGACCTGACCTAGTGGCAGGGGGGGTTAAAAACTACAACTGTACGTAGTGATACATATCTCACACACAACAGAGTTCAAAAAGGTACGATTGTGAGTTTACTGTACCAATACATAAGATAATATCTCATTGACGCAAAGAAAGACCTGATATAAGGTTAGCTAAGACTGGTTAAGTCAGCGTTGGTGTTGCAACACATTACTTACTAGTCTAAAAATATTTTTGTAAAGGAGAGTATTATTATGCCTATGGGAAAAGGAACTTATGGTTCGCAAAGAGGGAGACCTTCAAAAGCTGCTAAGTCAAAGAAAATGACACCAGCAATGAAGATGAAGATGATGGCTATGAAAAAGAAGAAGAAGTAATGCCTAAACATACAAAGAAAGCTAAAAATAGTAAACTAGCAGCCATGTATGGTGATAAGAAAAAGATCACAAGAGGTGATATCATCATGGCTATTAGAAAAAAAAAGAAAAAAAACAACAAATAGATGAAAGACATAACCAATGGTAAAGAAATCAACTGTTAATAAGTCTGGAAACTATACAAAGCCGACATTACGAAAGAGATTATTCAATTCCATCAAAGCTAGTGCTGTTCAAGGTACTGCTGCTGGACAATGGTCTGCTCGTAAAGCACAACTACTAGCTAAAAGATATAAAGCAGCTGGTGGTGGCTACAAATAATGTCAAAGACTAGACGACAACAATCACTTACAGCATGGGGAAAGCAGAAATGGCGTACTAAGTCAGGTAAAAAATCGTCTGAAACAGGCGAAAGATACCTACCTAGTTCTGCTATTAAGGCATTAAGTGCGTCTGAGTATGCTAGAACCACAGCTGCAAAAAGAAAAGCCAAGAAGTCTGGGAAACAATTTAGCAAACAACCAAAAGGTATTGCTGCTAAAGTAAAAAAGTATAGAAGTTTCTAATGGTAGCGAAGAAATATCAAAATCCAAAAGGTGGATTGAACGCTGCTGGTAGAAAATACTTCAAAAGGAAAGAGGGTAGTAATCTAAAATCACCAGTAAAACGAGGAGTGAACCCAAGAAGAATATCTTTTGCTGCTCGTTTCGCTGGTATGAAAGGTCCAATGAAAGATGATAAAGGTAGACCAACTAGAAAAGCGTTGGCACTTAGAGCATGGGGATTTAGGAGTGTAGAATCTGCTAGAAACTTTGCAAATCGTCATAAAAAAAAATAATGAGTAGTAAAGCCAAGATAAAAGGCACTAGAGTAGAAAGAGAAATAGTAAAATTATTTGAAGATCTAGGGTACAGTTCTCGTAGACAACCCATGTCAGGTGCTATACAAGACTTTCCACATGATGTTTATGTTAATGACCTATTTGATGGTACAACTATAGAAGTTAAGGCTAGAAAGAATGGTCAAGGATTTAAACAACTAGAAGATTGGAAAGGTTCTGCTGATATTTTAGTCTTGAAAAAAGACTTTAATCCACCTAGTGTGTACCTAGATTGGAATTTATTTAAGGAGTTTTTAAATGTCTACAGACAACATAGATTCGGAAGTGAATCTAGAGAACAGAAAACTGTTTCCTCTAACTTTTCAAGAGAGGCAACGATTAAGAAAGATCGTAAAAAAAGTTCACCTAAAATTCCTTCCAGAAAGTTCAGTAACGGACAAGGAAGCAGACAAGTTAATAGAATCTCTTGGACCAAAGATAAGAGAAAAATTGCTAAAAGAACATTTAGACAAGCTGTAAATGGTCAAGTTCGATTACAAACCCAATGGAGAAACGCTAAAGACATTTCTAAAGGGGAATGAGTTTTTTCGTGGACTAAGAGGTCCAGTTGGTAGTGGTAAATCAGTTGCTTGTTGTATAGAAATATTCAGAAGAGCATTACAACAAACACCAGCACCCAATGGTAAAAGAAAATCTAGATGGGCAGTCATCAGAAATACTAATCCTCAGTTAAAAACAACTACAATCAAAACTTGGTTAGACTGGTTTCCTGAAACACAGTTTGGAGTGTTTGCTTGGTCAGTACCATATACACATTATATCAATGTTGGTGATATAGAATTAGAAGTTATATTCTTGGCTTTAGATAGACCTGAAGATGTCAAAAAATTATTATCATTAGAACTTACTGGTATATGGATTAACGAAGCAAGAGAGTTACCTAAGAGTATTATAGATGCTTGTACTATGCGTGTAGGCAGATATCCTTCTATGCGTGATGGTGGTGCATCATGGTATGGTGTTATAGCTGATACCAACGCACCAGAAGAGGATCATTGGTGGGCAGTTATGTCAGGAGATGTACCTACACCTGAACATTTATCAAGAGAAGAAGCATTAATGTTAGTTAAACCTGATAACTGGAAGTTTTTTACTCAACCATCTGCAATGTTAGAAAACAAAGACGATAAGAATAATCTAATTGGTTACAAGAACAATCCTAAGTGTGAAAACAACAAAAACCTTACAAAAGATTATTATGAAAACATTATCAGAGGAAAACAAAAAGGTTGGATAGATGTTTATGTTATGAATAAACTTGGAACTATCGAAGAAGGTAAGCCTGTCTACACATCTTGGAATGAACAAGTACATATGTCAAAAGAAAATATAGAACCTTATAGTTCTACTGTATTTATTGGTATTGACTTTGGTTTGACACCAGCAGCAACCTTTGGACAAAGATTAGTTACAGGACAATGGTTAATATTACAGGAGTTAGTATGCTTTGATATGGGTGTAACTAGGTTTGCAGAACTACTAAAACACGAAATAGCAAAGAACTATAAAGGATTAGACCTAGAAATATATGGTGATCCAGCTGGTGATTTTAGATCTCAAACAGATGAAACAACACCTTTTCAGATACTTAGACATATGGGTATAAGAGCAATACCAGCACCATCTAATGATGTAAGTCTTAGAATAGAAGCTGTAGAAGCAGCATTAACAAGAATGGTAGAAGGTAAAGCTGGATTCTTATTGAATTATAACTGTGTTAATTTAAAAAAAGGTTTCAATGGTGGTTATCATTATAGAAGATTACAAACATCAGGTGATAGATATGATGAAAAACCTATGAAAAATAAATATTCTCATATACATGATGCTTTACAATACATGATGCTAGGTGCTGGTGAAGGTAAAAGTCTTACAGCTGGTAGATCAAAAGCAGCAACTGTTGTCAAAACTAGACAATGGAATGTATTTGATAATAAAAAAAGAAGGAAATCAGTATGGCAAAACAAACTAGGTATTTAGTATATTTTTACGAAAATGATGATTATCATAGACACACTAAATTTTTTAAGAAAGGATTTAAACATTGTGGAGTTTTATCGTATGATGATGATGCTAAGCATTGGCTTCTTATTGAGTATATTTTTGGTCATATAATGGTAGAAGTATTACCAGATAACAAAATAGAACCTTTGTTTAGATTATTTAAAATGAGAAATGGTGTTGTATTACAAGGCGATATACAATCCAATACAACAAAGTTTCCGTCTATATTAGGTAGTTGGATTAAAGAACATTCTTGTGTTAGTTATGTACAAAGAATACTAGGAATGAACAAATGGTGGGTATTTACACCCTATCAATTATATTGTGCGTTGAAAAAGGTTAAGTTTTCTGAAATAGAATTATAGTATGGGTAGTTTATTTGGATCTAGGACACCTCGTGAAACTGAGGCAGAAAGACAATTAAGAGAAGATAGAGAAGAAAGAATTAGAGAAGAAGAAGCTGAAAGAGAAAGACTAGAAGCTGAAGCTGAAAGACAAAAAGGTAGACGAGCAAAGGGTATGGTAGGTATGAGATCTCTATTCTCAAGAGCTGGTGGTAAAGGATTTTTTTACGAGGGAAAAGAAGTTGAGTAGTCAAAGTGGAACATCTACAGGAGCTGGTGGTGGTGCAAGTTCTGTGCCAAAAAAAAACAGATTTGGCAGTAGTGATGATGTAAATAAATCTATTGCAAAAAGAGCAGATCAATTTGCACAACAACAATTAGATATACAAAAAACATATTCAGGACCAAACAAACAAACTGTAACTGGTTATAGATCAGGAACTGGTAATCAAATGTATGGTGCTGAATATAACCAAGCAAGAAATAGATATTTAGCAAGTATTGGTGCTGGAACTTTCAATGAAGAAACAGGACAATTTACAGCTGGTGTACAAACAGATAAAGGATTAACATTTACAAATGCTACTAGAGGTGCTTACCAAGCAACTAAAAACATAAGTATACCTTTATCAAAAGAAATGTATAAGTCTCAACAAAAATTTAAAATGGCAGTATTAGGTGGTGCAACTTTAATAAGTGGTATGCCATCATTCTTTACAGCTGGACTAATGACAAACCAACCTTATGAACAGTTTGTTCAAAATAGAGAATCTGGTATACAAAGAAATGTAATACAAAATAATCAAACAAGAAATAACCAAAATAATAATCAAACAACTTATAGGCAGACTGGTGGTGATGCTTCTGTTATGGAAGAAGTACAAAAAAGAAATCAAAAACTTGCTAATACTGCTGCATCAACTGCCGCAGAATCTAGAAACTTCTATGCATCTACTGGTAGAAGCATAAAAGCTAAAAGAATATCGAGTTTTGCATAATGGCATATGTACCAATAGCTCAACCCCCTGTAGAAAATTATGATACTGATAATAGAGTAGCATCATTTATAAAAAAATATAAAGAAGCAGAACAAATACACGATCATTGGAAAGATAAATATGAAGAAGCATATGAATATACTATGCCTCAAAGAGAATCATTCTACGAAGAAACTATAGGCGAAAGAAGAACAGATAAAATATTTGATGAAACTGCTGTTGTAGGTATACAAGAATTTGCTAGTAGATTACAAGCTGGTATTGTTCCTACTTATGGTAGATGGGCAAACTTACAAGCTGGTACTGAAATACCTGATGAAGCAAAACCAATTATAAACGAACAGTTAGATAAAATAACTGAATATGTTTTTGAAGTATTAGCTAACTCAAACTTTAATCAAGAAATACATGAAGCCTTTATGGATTGTGCTATAGGTACAGGAGTATTACTAGTAGAAGAAGGAGATGCATTAAGTCCAATAAACTTTACTGCTGTTCCTTTACCTAGAGTAATGTTGAATAATGGACCTGACCAAAAGATAGACACAGTATTTAGAAAGAGAACTATGCGTTATGATAAAATTATGATTGCATATCCTAAAGCTGAAATGTCTGAAAAGATGATGAAAAGAATTATGGACACACCAACAGAACAAGCAAATATAGTTGAAGGTGTGTTTAAAGTTTATGATGAACCTAATGTAGAAAAATATAAATATTGTGTTGTTTGTATGACAGATCAAGAATTAATTTTAGAAAAAGAGTTAGAAGGATCAGGATCTAATCCTTACATAGTATTTAGATGGAATAAAGCTAGTGGCGAAGTATATGGTCGTGGACCAGTATTTAATGCTATGGCAGCAATCAAAACTACAAACCTTACAGTAGAACTAATATTACAAAACGCCCAAATGAATATCTCAGGTATATATACATTTGAAGATGATGGTGTAATTAATCCTGATACAATAACCCTAACTCCGGGTAGTCTAATTCCTGTAGCACCAAACAGTAGAGGATTACAAGCACTTCCAGCAGCTGGTAGATTTGATGTAGCACAATTAGTATTAGGAGATATGAGGCAGAATATTAAAAAAGCATTATACATGGAAACATTAGGTAGACCTGAAGGTACACCAATGTCAGCTACTGAAGTATCTCAAAGAATGGCAGATCTATCTACACAGATAGGATCATCATTTGGTAGACTACAATCAGAACTAATAACACCTTTGCTTAGAAGAGTTATAAGAATATTAATTAAGATGGGTAAGATAGATATACCTAAAGTAAATGGTAGAGAAGTAAAAATAGTATCTACATCACCATTATCTCAAGCACAGCATGAACAAGATGTACAAGATGTTCTTAGATTCTCATCTATACTTGCTCAAACATTTGGTCCACAAATGCTTAATTTAGTAGCAAAACAAGATGAAATGGCTAAATATTTAGCTGAAAAGATGGGATTACCTGAGAAACTAATTAGAGATGCTGGAGAACAGCAAGAACTGCTTTCACAGTTGCAAAATCAACAACAACAAGCTAATATGGCTCAAAATGAGCTGGGAATCCCTCAAGACCAAACAGGACAACAGTCCTGATTCAGAAATAGATATACTATTCGCAACACTATTTAATCTTCCTAATGGTAAAAAAGTATTAGACTATTTAGAAAAGATTACTATAAAAGCAAATGTATCACCACAAACACCTAGTAGTAACTTGTGGCATTTAGAAGGACAAAGATATTTAGTAAACTTAATTAAAAATAAAATAAGAAAAGGATCAAAGAAGAATGACTGAAGAACAAACACCAGATAATCTAGAACAAACTACAGATAATACACAAGCTCCTGTAGAAAGACCTGAGTATGTTCCTGAAAAGTTTTGGAATAAAGATACTAATGAAATCAATGTTGAAGATTTAAGTATATCTTATAATGCCTTAGAAAAGAAACTAGGATCTAGAACAGAAGATCTATCTAAGCAAATTAGAGATGATATAGAACAAGAAAGACTATCATCTGCACCTGAAACTTATGAAATAAAATCACCTGAGTTACCTGACAATATACAGTTAGATATTAATCCTGAAATGCCATTACTACAATGGTGGCAAGAACTAGCAAAGTCAAAAGGATTATCACAAGATGAATTTAATTCAGGTATAAAAGCATTTGCAGAAAATGAAGTAAATGCATTACCAAACCAAGAAGAAGAAATGAAACTACTTGGTGAAAATTCAAAAGAAAGAGTAGAATCAGCTGACCTATGGGCAAAGAAAAACTTATCACCTGAAGGATATGAAGCAGTTGCAGAACTTGCTTCTACTGCTATGGGTGTAAAAGTAATAGAAGAAGTAATGAAACTTACAAAAGATGCTCCTATGCCACAAACAGAAACAAGGATTGATGTAGAGCCTGATAAGATAGATTTAAGATCTATGATGGCAGATCCAAGATACTGGAAAGATGGTGAAAAAGATCCAGCATATATAAGAAAAGTTACTGATCTATATGAGAAATACGAAGCCAAAAAAACAGCGTAGAAAAGTAAAAGTATTATGGAGAGATGCCATTAGTCATGCTGAATGGTGTTATCCTAGTGAAGTAAAAAAATATAAACCAGCTATAAATACAACTGAAGGGTATCTTCTTATAAGAAATAGTGAAGTAACCATAGTCTATATGTCTTACAATGATACAGATATAGGTGATATATGTGTCATACCTACAGAGAATGTTAAGACAATAACATTTGTGCGTTGATCTTTTCCTAAAAATATGCGTCTTTCTTACTAAGACCTTAATGGCTTTCTGATATGCCTTTCATAGATAACATATCAAGACCAAAGAGATAATCGAATATTAACAATTAGAACACAAAGGAGAAACTATGAGTTCGCAAATCAGTAATGCTTTTATCACTCAGTTTGAAGCTGAAGTGCATATGGCATATCAAAGAATGGCGAGTAAACTCAAAGGTCTTGTTCGTACAGTTAATGGTGTATCAGGAGAATCTGTAAAGTTCCAAAAAGTAGGTACTGGCGAAGCTACAAGCAAAGCTAGACATGCTGAGATAGTTGCAATGAATATATCACATTCAAATGTAACTGCTACACTTTCAGATTTCTACGCATCAGATTATGTCGACAGGCTTGATGAGTTGAAAACTAATATTGACGAAAGAGCTGTGATAGCTAACAACGCTGCATATGCTCTTGGAAGAAAGACAGATGACATTATCTTAGACGCAATGGCATCAGCAACTACTCTTGCAAACAATGCTGGAGCTTCAGGTGCTTCACCAGCTACAGACATGAACATTGACAAGATCAAAGAAATGCAAGAGTTTTTTGGTACAAACTCTGTGCCAGATGACAATGCTAGATATTGGGCAATCGGTCCTTCACAATGGTCAGACCTTTTGGCTGACGACCAATGGACAAGAACTGAATACTTAGGAAATAACGAATTACCTTATGCTGGTATGAACTATACCACTAAGAGATTCTTAGGATTCTTATTCTTCGTACACTCAGGTCTTAAGACATCAGGTTCTACAGACAGACACACTGTGTGTTGGCATAAATCTTCAATGGGATTAGGAGTAGGTTCAGAAGTAAGAACTGAAGTAAACTATATTCCTGAGAAAGTAGCACACCTAATGACTTCTTATTTATCAATGGGATCAACTTTAATTGATGACAATGGTATAAGAATTCAGAAATGTGCAGAATAGGAGTAAATTATGGCATACGCATTAGACAATCCTGTTAAAAAAATAACACAAGCTGGTGATAGCAATTCAATCTTTTACTATACAGATGGAGATGCTACATCAACTGTTGTAGGTAGTGGTTACTTTAACCTCTCAGCTACAGAATTTAAACAAGGTGATATGATCCTTTGTGCCAATGGTATAGGTGGCACTATAGAATCTGACTTACTTGTTGTAACTTCTGCAAGTGGAGCAACAACTGTAACTACTGCTAAATTAGCATAACACTATGAGGGGGGTTTATCCCCCCTTTTAATTTGGAGATATTATTATGGTAATGATGAACATAGCGAAGAGTGCAGTAAGTAGTGTTAGAGCTTTATTAAAGAAAAAAGGTTTAAAAGACGCTGTAGATGTAACTACAAAAAAAGCTAAAGCAGTAG